GAAGATATAGCTGCAAAATTAGGCATTAAGGTCGTCCCCATAATTTTTGCCGGAACATTACAAGAATTGTCTGATTTTGAAGAAAAAGGGCATAAATCAACTTGGGGAGATTTTACCGCGGAAGGTATAGTCGCCAAGCCAGCAGTAGAGCTTAAGAACAAAAAAGGGGATAGGATAATTACTAAATTAAAATACAAAGATTTTGTTAAGCTTAAAGAGTTATAAGCAGTTACAATAAATATCACCATATTCAGAACCCACCCCACGGCGGCGAAAGCCCACCAATAAAGGCGGTTCTCTTACAAGGAGGATCGCCTTATGTCCAGACAACCCATCCAAAAATTAGACTTAAGCGATATTAACAATAACTTTCATATCATAACCAAGCCCAAGAATAGCCACCGGTATACCCTAAAACAATACCTCAAATACCTCACAATCCAGGAATTTCTTATCTATTGCGCTTGTCAATGTTACAGTTTAAGGGAAATTGCGCAATATTTTAAGCGCTCTCATATGTTCGTAAAGCGTGTCTATGAAAGAGCTTGTAGAAAATTAGAAGCGGAAAAGCGGCGAAATAATGCCTCCTAAAGTGTTACACTTCAACATATAGATGAGAGAGAGAATTAAAGATGAAAGCACTAGACCACCCAATAAAACCATATAAGAGCTTCAACATGCGATATATGATGGGCGAAAAAGCAAGAGACCCTGACTTCTTAGACTGGATGATGAGAATAGCGCACGGGGAATTTTCCATTCATACTGACATAACATTCGAGAAACACTTAACCAACTTAAGAAAGTGGCGAAGGTTTGTTTAAAACAATTATAAGCGAGGTCACTATGTCATTAGCCCAATGTCTATATTTTGAAAGAAGTAAATATGAACCAGCAAGAAGCTAACTAACCTTAAGACAAAAGGAGGAGTAATGAGAAGAGCTGGCAGGGGTAGAGCAAGACCCAGGGGCGGTAGAGGCGGAAGAGGAGCGTGCGGTGGAAAAAGGAAGTATGATGGACGCGGCCCAAGGCGCAAGAGATAAAATAGTGACAGATAAAATATGGCTTGTTGAGTGGCAGGACGCACACAGTAATGGTGGTTGGCTTAGTAACGAGAGGCTGACAGAGTTTATCGAAGCCGAGAAATGTATCTGCATAACCGTAGGCTGGATATTAAAAGAAACAAAAGATGATATAATCATGGCTTCCAGGACATTAAAATGGGCTGAAGATGATGATTATAACTGGGGCCAAGTGCAAAAGATACCAGAAGCATGGATAAGAAAGATAGTAATATATAGATATGCCAAAAAAGAGAGACAGGCTAGTAATAAGACGCGTAGTAAAAGAATACCTAAGAAACGGACTTAATATGAGTGACGCACTAGCACCATATAACCAGCACTTAAGCAAAGAAGCACTAGGGGATAAAGGTAGAGTCTGGAAGCAAGCAAAAGAAGTAAAAGAAGAGATACAGAGACAGCTAGAAGGCTTCAAGCTTGATGATATTACACCAGAGGTAGTATTAGGCAAGCTTTATATGATAATACACGATGATGGCGGTGAGTTTAAAGGAAGTGATAAAATAAGGGCGACGGAGTTGTTGGGGAAGTGGTTAAAACTGTTTAGAGACGTCGAAAATCAGGTTAATATCGCTAATATAGGCGAAGATGCCCTTAAAGCTATTATTGACAAGCGTGTTACTCCTAACAAGAGTGAGCCGGAGAATAAAAAGCCAGATACGCCTAAGTCTAGCAATGATACCACGTTGCAAGATGGGGAATAAGTTTACGGGGCCCAGGGGATTATGCAGGTTCAGGAAGTTAACATAAGTGTTATTATAGGGACATGCTCTAAAGCAAAAGTTAGCTTAAGGGGCAGAGGGGGAGACCCCCCCAGCACCCCCTTGTATTTTATATGAACCCCCAAGCTAAATTACGCACCATTTTCACTTTTGCTAAAACATAAAAACAACAAAAAGTCAGCATGCCGTCTAAAGAGTATCTTAAAAAAAAAGAGGAGCGCTTTAAAAATCTCTTAAATGGCTATATAAACGGCCAGGATGGGCTTTATCACTTTGCCGAGGACATACTATCAGGTTTCTTAAAAAAGCCGTCTCCGGAGTTTCACAGGGAAATTTACACTCTATTACGCAACGCCTTAAGACTTGTTTTGGCGGCACCCCGTTCTTTCGCAAAAACGACTATCATTTGCGTTATATACGCTATTTATGCGGCAGTATTCAAGTTGCGTAGGGACATAGTCATAATATCAGCTTCAGAAGGGCACTCGGTTGAACAGCTGAGGAAGATTAAGAGGAATTTCCAGAGCAATGGGAAGCTCACAGCCCTATATTACAAGATTTATGGCAAAATGCCGACAAGCCCCAAATGGTCAGAATCACATATAATATTATCGAATGGGGTGAATATAAGAGCTAAAGGGGCGGAAGCGCAAATAAGGGGCTTTAGACCCGATTTATTTTTATTAGATGACATTGAGACAGATGAGGGGGTAAGGTCTGAAGACAGACGAAAACACCTCAAGGAGTGGTTCGAAAGGGCTGTTATAGGAACACTTGACCCAAACGCCCAGCTTGTGCTCATAGGGACGGTCTTACACCATTTATCGCTCTTAAGCCATCTTTTGGAAGATGATAGCAAGAAGAGCTGGGAAAGAAGATTATACAGGGCATATACGGGGCCAGAAGAAAAAGGATATGAGCTTTGGCCTGAAAAGTGGCCTCATGAGGAATTACAGAAGAGAAAGGCGGAAATAGGCTCATTTGCGTTTAGCGCGGAATACATGAATAATCCCGTTCCCGAGGACGCGGCCGCGTTTAAAAAGGAGTATTTAAGATATTACGATAATCCTCCGCCCTTATCCATGGTTCAGGTATTTGACCCCGCTTATACCGAAGACGTTTCATCGGATTACAAGGTATCTGCGGTTATCGGGAAAGACGCCCAGGGGACAAGATATTTAATCGAATATATAAGAACACACAGGCCAATGGGGGACTTTTTAAACGAGTCGGTAAACCTGTATAAGCGGCATCGTCCGCAGAAGGTGGGGATACCCACAGGCAGCGAAAAGCTCTTTTTCAATACAGCGCAGGAAATGTTCAGAGACGCGAAGTGTTATCCCATATTTGAAGAGATAAAGAATACTTTTGGGGGGCACAGAAAAAAAGAACAAAGGATTGTGGCCGCATTACAGGGGTTATTCCAATCCGGCAGGTATTACATCAAAAAGGCACATCAGGAAGCCATCGAGGAGTTACTTACTTTTCCCGCTGGTAAACATGATGATATATTGGACTGCCTGGCGGGGGCGGAGCAAATCATTGAAAATACTTACATAGATACCCCCGAACAGCAGGAATATGCCAGAACCCAGCACACAAGGAGGGGCGTTACGGGATATGGAGAATATTAACATAATAACGACTTCATGGACAAACCCGTATTATTCATTGTTCTTTTATAACCTGGTAAAAGAAATGCATCCTGACCTTTGCGTAGAGCTTGGCACGTTGGCGGGATATTCGGCTTATTGTATAAGCTCGGCGCTGAAAAAAAACGGACATGGACATTTAGAATGCTGGGACTTGTGGGAAAATTATAAATATAACCATGTCCCTTTAAGAACAGCCGAAAACAATTTGAAGGGGCTTCCGGTCATACTTTATAACAGTGACGCGTTTAAGGCGCATGAGAATTATAGAAACGGGTCAGTTGACCTGTTAATGGTTGACCTATCAAATGACGGAGACACCTACAGCCGAATTTTACATGACTGGTATCCGAAATTGAGCGAGCATTCCAAAGTTTTAATGGAGGGAGGCACGGAAGAGCGGGACAACATCAAATGGATGAAAGACTACAATAAAAGGCCTATTTTAGACGCCATTATGAACGACGAATTTATATTATCCCATTATAACAATACGGTTTTGGTGCCGTTTCCCGGATTAACGGTATTTGAGAAAAAGCCCCCCGAAGAAAGGAAGAAAGAAAGGAAAAATGGATGATACCCCTTTTTTATCCCTATATTCCCGAAGAGGCTATTGAGGGTGTGGTTGATACTTTAAAATCGAGGTGGATAGGGCAAGCTCACAAAGTAGACGAATTTGAAAAAAGGTTTGAGGAATATTTTAATGTAAGCAATTCGGTCTTTTTAAATTCTGGGACTTCGGCGTTGGAAACGGCTTATGACCTTATTGGATTATCAATGGGCGATGAAGTTATAACGACTCCCATGACGTGTTCAGCTACGAACTTACCGCTGTTGGCCAGGGGGGTAAAAATAGTATGGGCTGATGTTGAGCCCAATATGACAATAAGCCGAAATGACGTTTTAAGAAAGCTGACCGATCGGACAAAGGCCATTGTTCAAATTCATCTTGGGGGAATAAAGGCAGATGTCGGGGAAGTCCCCGTCCCCGTGGTATCAGACGCGTGTCAGGGATTAGGCTTTTTTAATGGTGATTATGTTTGTAATTCGTTTCAGGCCATTAAGCATATCACGACCGCTGATGGGGGTATGATTACCTGCCCCGATAAGCAAAAAGCCAGAGAGGCCAGGCTCTTAAGATGGTTTGGAATAGACCGCCAAAAGAAAATCGAAGAAAACTGGCAATGCTATAAAAACCGAAAGATGATCTTTGATATTGAGATTTTAGGCTATAAGCGCCAGCCGACCGATATAGCCGCGGCAATGGGATTGGCGGGGCTTAAGAAATTAGATTATGTTTACGCATATCGTAAAAAATTATTTGATATTTATAAAACGCGGCTGAAAAATATTCCGGATATTAAGCTAATAGACTCAGAGGATAATGTTCATTGGCTCTGCACCGTTTTGGTTAATAACAGGGATGATTTTACAAAAAAGATGTTTGAAGCGGGTGTTGACGTAAATTTAGTTCACTTGCGTAATGACAATTATAGGATATTTGGCGGCAGGGCTGATTTACCGCAATTAGAAAACATCGAAAAGAAATATATATGTTTACCCCTGAATATGAAAGTAACAACAGAAGACGTAGAGTATATCTGCGACAAAATTAAAGAAGGATGGTAATGAAAGACTTAAAGGTTAAAGATACCGTTCAGGTTGAGACTGACCAGCTTTTTGAAGAAATATCGTCCAAAGTTGGCGCGGCGAAAAATAACTGTTCTGTGTGGCGAACACATCAGGACAAATGGCATCGTCTCCGCATGCGCATTAAAAAAGAGAAGGATTTCCCTTTTGAGGGTTGCGCTAATCTTCGTCTGCCCACGATAGAGACAAAATTAAGAAAGCTCAAAAGCAATATTGTAAAGGTAATATTTGGCCAAAGACCCGTTGTTTCGGTGAGACCCTCCCCGACAGGGAATATGCGTGTTGCCAAAAAGGTGGAGAAATTCTTAGATCACCTGATTATGGATGTCATGAACACGCAGAGCAAGGGTATTATAGGCATAGACCAAACATGTGAAAAAGGATTTTATCTCTTAAAACCTTATTGGAGAAGGGAGATAACAACGAGAACCGAAACATACAGCCTTGATGATATTTCTATTTCCGAGGCAATGTGGCTATATGACCCAGAAAGAACTGCCGACGAAATAAAAGGACAGCTTGCTCAAAGGTTCGATGTAGATTTGAATGATTTGGTCTTTGATGATAATGCGGCCGAGCTTGACCGCGTCGTGAATGAAGTACTTAGCGGCAAACTTGAAATTAAATATTCTTTTAAGGACGTTCTTTACAACGCTCCCGACATAGCCCTGGCGAACCCAGAAAAAGTATATGTTCCTGCGGAGAGCACTTGGTATCCCCAGGACGCGAGGATGATTACCCACGAATTTTATCTTCCGTATGACACGGTCAAAAGGAATGTTGAATTTAAGGGGTGGTCAAAGAGCGCCCTAAGCAAGATAGATTACTTAAAATCAATAGACCGTTCCAATGTTGTTGAAGGGACAAAGGATACTCGCGAAGGAATAAATAGGCTTGCAAACCCGTCCCAGCTTGTCAAGATTTGGGAAACATATATGTATTATGACTTAAACAATGACGGGTATCAGGAGAAATGTGTCTTTACTTTCGCGCCGGAATTTGGGGTAACTTTCAGAAAGGTGACATTGCCATTTAACAATGGAAAATGGCCTTTTATAAAATTAGTTAATGAATTAACCGACGATAGATGGTTTTCACATAGGGGGATTCCGGACTTAATAGCTGATTTGGTCCGGGAAATAGATACCCAGCATAACCAGAAATTAGACTCTCAGACTCTAAGAAACGCCCCAATGGGTTCGTATAGGGCTGGGGTAGTAAACCCCAATCTTATTAAATTTACTCCGGGGCAAATGATACCGCGGCACGACCCCGATGATTTTATACTGATGAATAACACTAATCTGAATACGGAGTTTTCGTATAAAGACGAGCAGATGATACTTGAGTCTAAAATCGAAGAACTCCTGGGGCAGGTTGATTTTACCCTGCAATCAATGATAAACAAACGTGAACCAAGGACAGCCTTTGAGGTAAGCCAGCAAACACAGAACATGCAAACAGTATTTTCCCTGGACGCCTCTTTGTACATAGAAGCATTTTCGGAGCTCTTTTCATATATCTGGGATTTGTGGTGTCAATACGGTGATGATGAAACGGAGTTTTCGTATTTCGGACAAAATGGCTGGGAGAAAATCAAGCTCACGAAAGAGGAAATCCAGGGCAAATATAAAATTGTGGTTAGGGGTAACGACCAGAACTTTTCGCCCCAGGTGAGAATGCAGAAGGCGCAACTTTTAATGCAGGCTACGATGAACCCCGTTGCTTTACAGATGGGCGTGGTTCAACCAGCGAATATATACAACGCTTATAAACAGTTCTATCAGGAGCTTGATATAGAAGGCTGGGAACAATACATTTCTATGCCAAGTCCACAACCTCAGATTGAAATGGGGATGGAGAACTTGACCCCTGCCGAGCAGGCACAGATTAAAGCCAGGCATGGAATACAGCCCGACATACAGGGGATGATGATGGAGAAGCAACAGGAGTTAGAAAAAGAAACGAAAAAATGATAGGAGGCTTTATGACCAAACGCGAGACCTTACAGAAACGCATAAATCGTTACCAGATGATTGTTAATGGTCTTGAGGATAGCGAGGCGTGGCGTGAGGTTGTAAATGACTTCAATGTAGAACGTAAAAGAATGGATGATAATTGGCAAAAAGTCAGAGATGAGAAACAGTGGCATGAGTGGCGCATTACGAAATTAGCCATAATGAAAATTATCAACATAATTGACGACTATAAAAATGACATTAGAGTAGCTAAAGAGGAAATCAATAAAATAGATAATCCCGATAAAAAAATTAGAAAGGATGTGGATAACGAATAATGCCAATACCTAAACCCAGAAAAAACGAAAAGCAGAGTAATTTTATATCCCGCTGTATAAGTGTATTGAATAAACGTGACCCCAATAGACCCAATAAGCAGATTATAGCCATCTGCTACGATACATACAGAAAACGCAGGAGAAAATAATGGGAATGAATGAAGTCCTTTGGCTTGCCAATACGATATATGGTGAAGCCGCCAGCGAAGACTATAACACAATGCACATGGTTGGCTCTACTATTATAAACAGAGTGAGGGCGAAAAAAGCTGAGTTTGGTTTTGGTATACCTGAGGTTTGTCAAAAAGGGTATTATGCTGTTAAAAACCAGAATACCCCTTATAGAAATGCCCTAGAGCAGAATTTCACAACAAAGAAAGCTCAGAATCAATATAAACAAGCTCTGGCGATAGCATCGGGTCTTTACAGGGGAACCATTAAACCCCAACCGGGGCAATTTTACCTTACAGCCAAAGAGTTGAAAAAAACAAAAATGGATTTAAAGCTTTTGAATAAAGTGGGGAAAGTCGGCAAGTATACCGTTCTTTCCTACGCCCCGCCCCAAGAGGGCTCTAAGCCTGAGGGTAAGAAGGCAAACAAAAAAACCAAGGAGTAAAAATGGTACTTAAAAAGGATGTGAAATCGGACTCATCCCCCGACGAGAAAGTGGTAGAAGAGGAAGAGGAGAGCTCCTCGCAGGAAACCACACCTGTAGAAGATACTCCGGAACAGCAGTCATCCGAAACCGAGGATGTAAAAGAAGAGAAGGTAGATGAGAGAGGAGTGCCTTATAAAAACGTAGCTATGGAGTATAAGCGTAAATATGAGGAACTTCTGGAAACTCAAAAACAGCTACCAAATTATATTCAAGAGGCTGTTCGACAAGCTGTGCCGCAGTCTCCCCGTAAGGAGGAATATACAAAGGAGCAGTTAATCCAGTATAAGAACTCTGTTGATGACCCGAATCAAAAGGCATGGGCGGAGACTCAGCTGGAAATTCTCCGAACAAAAGAGATTCAAGATACCCTTAACAAACAGCTTGAGGCTGAGCGTCAAAGGGCAACTATTGAGCAAGGCCGCCAGCAATCATTGATGGCGGTTTACCAAAACTATCCGATTATGTTTAATAAGGATGGTTCGTGGAATAACGAGAATCCTCTAACGCGAGAGATGGCTCGTATTTACAATAGCGATGAATCTCTCAAAAACCACCCGAATGGGTTAAAGGCGGCGGCAGATATGGCTTTTGCAAAATATGCATTAAGTAAGCAACCCGACTTAGTGCGTCAACAAAAACAGTTAAAACGGGACTTGAAAAAGGCCCAAAACAAAACGCTCTCCGAAGGCGGCGGGACGGCTGACCAACCGGATGCCTCACCATTGGTGAAGGCATTACATCGGCACGCCCAAACCGGTAGTGATTCCGACCTTCAGGAAGCAATGAAGGAGTATTTTAAGACTCAAGGAATCAAGTAGGAGAGAAGAAAGGTCATTACAATGGCGGCACTATCATATACTTACAACGATGAATCTGTCCGCGAAGACTTGTTAGGTGTTATTACTAATATTTCTCCGCGGGAGACCCAGCTAATGACCGGACTCGGAACATCAACAGCAAGTGCTATAAGGCATGAGTGGCTTACTGACACTCTGAGTTCTGTAAAGTCAAATGCCTATGTTGAGGGTGCAGATGCATCTTATGCGGTTACCGATCCCACGAGGGAATTTAACTACTGCCAGATAATAAGGCAGGGTTATTCGGTATCTGACACCCAGCAGGCAGCTGAACACGCAGGTTTTGCCGATAGGTTTGCGTATGAAGCGTCTAAAGCCATGTCAATATGGAAAAACGACGCTGAACTCGCACTTATGCAGGGAAGTCTTGCGTGCGGCGGAACTACTGAAGCCAGGACATCTCAGGGTATTATGAACTGGATAGTCGCTACCAATGTGACTAACCAGTCTGGTATTTCGCTTAGCGAAGATACCATGGTAGCATACCTGGAGCGTGTCTGGAATTATGGCGCTGAAGTTGATGAAATCTACGTTGGTGCTGCGTTGAAGAAACGCATAAACGGCTTCACGGCCGGAGCCACCAAAAACGTAGACATAGAGGATAAGCGGCTGACCAATGCTGTTGATGTTTATGAAAGTTCTTTTGCGCCGTTAGTTAAAATATTCTTGCACCGCTATGCGGACACGGATACTACTACGGCGACAATTGCTAACGGTCATAACATCATAGGCATTGACTCAGAACACTACAAAGTAGCCTATCTTCGTAAGCCCAAGATGAGAGAACTCTCAAGAACGGGCGACGCGATAAAGGGTGAGGTTGTAGGTGAGCTTTGCCTCGAAGACCGAGCCGGCGGAAAAGCTGGTTTTGTAGGCAATTACCACTTCTAGGGCCAAGCCCTGGAACAACTCGATGGGGGGAGGGGCTTTTCCCCTCCCTCACATCTAAAAATATGAATATAATTACAAAAGATAAATACAAAGCATATTTGGCGATTATCAATACCTGGCTTAAGGCAAGCCCCCTAAACATGGAGGATTGCCGCAATGTGATTGCGCAGAATAAAATACGCCGGTCAAAGCTAAATGATAAATTTGGCGGCACGAGGAATAACCCCCAGGATATGCGAATAGGGTTATCCCTGCCGGTGGGTATGTATTATGCTCTTTTACATTTTGAACGTATGCACAATAGAGGTTTCATGGAAAACAAAAACGAGTTAACGTGGTTTGCTAAAAAATTTCCACAATTTGTAGTCCCCGAAAAAATTTAGGAGAATATATGCGCATAGCCTTAGCCGTAATAGCTAAAGACGAGACTGAAAAGATAAAGCAGTTAATTATTAGATACGAAAAATACTTTGACGAGTTAGCTTTTGCTATTGACGATGAAAATACGCTGAAAGATATTGAGTTAGAATTTGGCAATCTTGAAAAGCTGAGGCTTTATAAATACGAATGGCGTAATGATTTTGCTCATAAACGCAACTTTTTAGCTGAGAAGATAAAATCTGAATACTATTTCAGATTAGATACAGACGACGGGATAAGCGAACCCGAACTAATACGGCAGGCATTTAATGAATATGTGAGACAGGGGTTTACGTTGATAATGTTCCCCTATTTTTACGGATTTGATGTTTCGGGCAACTGTAACGCTAAGCATTGGCGAGAGACTATAATAAAGAACGACGGTAATCTCTATTGGAATAAGAAGATACACGAGAATATATTACCTAAGCGCGAGAAGAAATTACAGCCTGGCAAGGAAACGAAAATATCCATAATACACAAGGCTACGTCCGAAGAAAGAGAGAAGTCAGCCGAGCGTAACCTTAAATACTTATTAGAAGAATACGAAACAAAGAAAAAGAAAAACGAAAAGCAAGACCCCAGGACAATAGGTTATATCGCAAGGATGTATCTTGCGTTAAAGAAATACGAAGAAGCAGTGCCGTTCTTTGAAAACTTTTTGAAAACGTCAGGGTGGGATGACGACAAATATCAGGCATGGAACCAGCTTGCCGACTGTTACGCCGGCATAGGCAAGCTTGATTGGGCTCTTAATTGCTGCATAGAAGCGTTAGTCTTAAACCCTAAATATCCCGACGCATATTTTAAGATGATGGGTGTTTATTATGACATGAAAGATTATAAAAAGGCAATTGAGTGGGGAAGGATAGGCTTTGAAAAACCTACACCCGATAACCTGCTGATACAAGACCCTTCGTCTTATACCTGGCGTCCAACTGCCCAGCTTGGCATGTGTTATATAAATATTGGGCGCATTGGAGATGGTCTTCAATTATTACGAAAAGCTCAAAAGATAGCCCCGAAAGAAAAAGAGCTTTTGGAGGCCGTTAAATACTTTGCAGAGCTTTATCTTGATAATGAAGCAGTAAAGAATTACATACGCCTAATGAAATACAATGAGAACGATTTAAGGAAATTTCGCTCATTAGTTGAAAGCGTTCCCAAAAGAATTGCTAACGATGAAAGGATTATTTCCGCTAAGCATAGAGTTTTGCCGCCCGTAACCTGGGAAGAAAAGTCAATCGTTTTCTTTTGCGGCGGGGCGTGGGAAGAATGGTGCGACTCATCCGTGGTGGGCGGTATAGGTGGCTCGGAAGAAGCAACCATTTATTTATCGCGCGAATTTACGAAGATGGGATACAAAGTTACCATTTTTAACCAATGTGGAGAGCTTGCCGGTAATTATAAAGGTGTTGAATATAAGTCATTTTATGAATTTAATCCCAAGGATGAATATAATATTCTGATTTCTTGGCGGCACAATATGTTTAACGAGAACATCAATGCCCGCAAGAAAATAGTTTGGATGCACGATATACCATTACCCAATCAGTTTGTTCCCGAAGACGCCGAATTATTGGATAAGGTTGTCGTTCTTTCTCAATATCACAAGTCTTTTATAAAATTACCAGATGAGAAGATTTATGTATCCCAAAATGGATTGAATATACCTGACCATGAAATAACCGAAGACAGAAACCCCAATCGTATGATTTATGCCTCAAGTTATGACAGGGGACTTGAGGAATTGTTACGAAATTGGAAAACGGTTAGAAAGGTTAATCCTAAAGCCGAACTTCATATCTTTTATGGGTGGAATACTTATCTAAAGATGATGAAAGAGGGCAGGAGAAGCAAGGGATTTTATTTCCGCATGCTTGAATTGCTCAAACAAGAGGGTGTTCACGAACACGGAAGAATAGGTCATCGAAAGCTAATAAAAGAATACGCCAAGTCGGGGATATGGGCTTATCCTTCCACATTTACGGAGATATCTTGCATAGGAGCCATGAGGGCTCAAGCAATGGGAGCAGTGCCCGTAACCACGAACTTTGCGGCGTTGAAAGAGACTGTTCAATATGGCGAAAAAATAAAAGGAGACATAAAAGACCCTAAGACATTTAAAAACTATGCCTACAGATTGGGGAAATTATCGCTTGATACTGATTGGCAAGAAAAAGTCAGAAAAGAGATGATACCCTGGGCGAGAGATAAATTTGACTGGCGAAAGGTAGCTGAGGATTGGAAAAACAATCTATTTTAGTCCCGTTAGTTCTTTGCTGGAATGAATTGGTTTACCTTAAAAACCTCATTCCTAAACTTCAGAAGGTAAGCGATAAAATCGTGATGTTGGACGGGTTTTCAGAAGACGGGACGGCGAAGTATTATCGAGATTACCCCGGAGTTGACTTCTACCAAAGGGAGTTCGATCATTGCGCGGCACAGTTTGATTATGGTCTTTCTAAGTGCCCTAAAAACAATACCTGGGTCTTAAACGTAACCGCTGATGAATTGCCGACAACGTGGTTCTTTGACAATATTAGAGATATGCTTGCCAACGCCGATAAAAAGAACATAGACAGGATTTTCACTACAGTCTTTCATCTGAGGGGCGAAAGAGAGATGTCTAATGAAATTGGCGGGCAATTAAGATTATTTCGTAACGACGAACACCACAAATGCAAATACGTGGATTATCCACATGAGCGTTTACATGGGGAGTTTGATGGACATTGCTTAAAAGATTATAAACGCGAATGGGCTTATGTTCATTTCAGGCAGGCTGACCCTCAAAAAGTAAACCTCTGGAAAACCCACTACATCGAAAAAGGCGTATATAGCTTATGGGATATAAACAGGAGATTGAATTTTCCGACTGTTAGTTTGCCGTCGTTTGTTAAATACACCATAAATGACGAGTTGAGAAAATACCTGAAGTGGTAACCAAAGAAAACGGATGGATAAAGTTAAAGCATTAAACAATCTGATTTTAGTCAAAAAGATTTTAAATAGCCTGAATATAACATTTTGGCTGGATGGGGGAACGTGCTTAGGTGCATATCGGTGCAACGATTTTCTTGATAGTGATTTTGATATTGATGTTGGTGTTTTTGGGGAAGATGATGGGCGAATAAAGGAAATAAAGCAACTTCTGAAAAATGAGGGTTTTAGGTTCTTTCACATAAAAGAACACCCCTGCGGAGAGGGGAAACAGATTTCCTGCGTCAAAGATGTTCCGCTGGATATTTTCTTTTATTACAAGAGGGGCGACAAGAGGTGGAGATGCATGTTTGACCATCACCCATCGCTGGCGGTAAGGTTTATTCCGTGTGTTTTGCCGGAATACGTCTTTAACGATAGAGAAACTATTAACTTCATGGATTATGAGGAGTTTTCGATACCTCATAAGGACTATTTAACGCTTCAATATGGAGACTGGAAAACCGACAAGACAAAAGATGAGTTTCATTGGCAGACCGATTACAAATG